TCGCAGAGATCGCAGACATAATGATCACACTTCGGACAGTACCCCCGTGATCGCGTCCGCTTGGGATTGAGCACGACGCTGGCCGAGCAATGCGAACACTTGATGAATGGTGCCTCGAAAAGCATCCCTGCCGGCACCGGAATCGCATTGCTCCCAACCGCCAGCGCCTGTTCCGGCGTGATCCCCGGACTCTGCCGGTGATCAACGCAAAAGTAGCCTTCCAATTCGCGCTTTGAGAACATGGATTGGATCATATCTCAAGAAGTTGAGGGGTATTCAGGAATGGTAGAAGCGCCGCCTTAACGGCATCCATTATCCCAGAACCACCGTTCGAACCGCTGTTCATTGTGGCCTGAAGCGATGTCTGCGTCGCAGATACAATCTGGTATTCAACCAACTGAAAGTTGTGACCATCACCGATCATTGTCCATCCGGCCCCTGCGCTTTCTGGATCGCCTGAGGGTATATAATTGGCGAAGATAAAATCATTGGCATTGTCCGTACTGATCGAGGCAAGCGCGTCTGATCCGGACTTTGCAGGCACGCTCGCATTGGTATCAAACGGAGAAACGGTTTTTGCTCCGGACACCCCAAACGCAACCGCCGTGGTATATGCCGATCCGGTTGCGATCGTTATCGTGGCTGTCAATGGTCCGGAATAGGTGCCCCACCATAGCTCGGTTCTGTTGGTACCCCCCGTACTTTGGTCCCTAAAAGCAAGGTCTGGAATATCGGGTGATGTCACCGATGTCGGGATGCCGACGGAGTTATTGGAAATAATGGCAACGTAGATAATCCCAGGGCCGCCAGTTGTGGTCAGGCTAAGCGTAACCGGCGTCGTCGTCGAGTGGTTCTGGGTCGACTGGCCGTCGAGAGAAAGGGACATCAGCGCCCCAACCTTCCCAGCGCTTCCGCGATCACATTCTTGACCTTATCATGCTCGGCACGTTTCCGCTCCAGATCACTTGATACCATCGCATAGTTAATTTTGGCTTGATCTATCTTAGCCTGCCATTCCGCGGCATCTTTTTTTAATTCTCTCACGCGGTCCGCAGCTGTATCGACCTGCGCCCTAGCTTGTGCGATGGACTGTTTGTTTTGTAGCTCAATCCTTTCAACTGCGCGTTGCAAAGTAACGTTTTGGGCATTTATTTTGTGGGAAATATTGTCAAGTTCGGTTTGCAACCGCTCAACATCTCGTTTTGCAGCCGCATCACGTTCGAGTTTTGCTTGGGCTTCCGCGGACTTCGCCGCCGCAAGCCGGCGTTCTGATTCAGCCACCTGACGATCGGCCACATCTTGGATGCTGCCGATCTGCGCCCATTCCTGCAAAGTCTCCAGCAACCCCGGAAACAGTTCGCCAAACTTCTTCGCGGACTCGAAAGCCTGAATCTTCTGTTGCGCTGTCGTCATGGCTTGGTCCTGCGATAAAGGGCGGTGACGGTCACCGCGGTCGTCCCGTCGCCGTTAGTCACGCGAGGGCGGGCGAAGACCACGACTTGCAGTACTTCATAAATATCCGCAGCTGTGATATTCAGAAGATTGTTGAAGGGATCGCGCAGCGTGTGGAAATTAACTCCATCATTGGAGCCTTCCCATGACAGATTAAATCCGGCGCCGAGCGTGCCATCGACCTGGACGCTGCGATCGGCAAATCCAATAAAGGTGGGCGGTTTGGTCACCGTCAACCCGGTATCGCCGTTAGCCATCGCCCAGGATATGACCCAGCCGTCACCATCATCAACGGAATTGGCAAAGGCTATGGTCGGGACAATAATACTCATCGTGCCGCCGCTGCTGCAGGCCGTCGCCGCGCCTGCATCGCCGCAGCCTTGCGCTTGGCCGCATGCTCGGCTTGTTTCGTCTGATGTTGCCGCTGCAGTTCTGCCATCGCGAACTCATGCTCCTGTCTGGCCTGCTCGATCTGCATTCTGATCTTCTCGCGCTCCGCTTCGACGCGCATCATTTCCATGCGGAGGTCTTGCGCGTGCTGTTCGCGGGCGGCTTGCTGGTCCTGCGTCCGCGCAAGCGCGTCCTGTTGCGCATTGAATTTTTCCGCTTCTGCCTGCACGTTCGCACGCTGGACTTCGGCGGCACCCTTCTGCTGATCCTGCTGAAACTTGAGTTGCGCCGAGCGTTCGTCGGATTGCGCCTTGAGCTGGACGGCTTGCAGCTTCGGATCGGGCGGCTGGCTCTGCGCTTGCTGCTGCAGCTTCTGCTCGATCGACTTCTTCATTGCCGCCGGCATCGGCATGAATTCGAGCTTGATGCTCCACGGGATGGTCGGATCATCCTTGATGATCTCGTAGGCGTCCTGCATGAGGTTTGCGACATCAGGCCCCTCGTCCATCGATATCTCGACGTTCAATTGACCTATCGCATTGATGATGACGGGCTGGCCCCATTCATCCAATTCCATGCCGTTGATCTGAAAAAATTGTGGGAGCCCTTGATTGTCAGTCACGCGAATCCAGCGATCGGCTTGCCAAGTCCGCGAAACGATATTCCAGATCGCTTTGTAGACCCGGAGTTTCCAGGCACAGTAATTGCGGAGGAAAGACCCTAGCTCAGCCGTTCCAGCCTTTTGCATGTAATTGATGGCGACGCCGGAATGCTGGTCATCCTGCGCCATCAAGGTCGGGTTTACATTGATATAGGACTGGATTTGCTGCCTGGCATCCTGCATCAGCGCCAGTTGATTGGCGAGATCGGCGGCCTTGTTGGGATCGGCCGCGGGCGGCTCAAAACCCATGTTGTATTCGATATACCCGTCTGGTCGCGCATTCTCTCGGCGCGCGACCTCGACGCTATCGACCGCGCCTTTCTGCCCGGTCAACTTGGTCACATTCGACAGAAACAGCGCCTTGCTGCGCCGTTGATTCACTTCGTCCTGCATGCCCTTCAGAGTGCGGACAAGGCCATAGGCATCGCCGTCGTGATCGATGTTCGCGCGGAACATAACGAACCGGGACATTGGCTTGCCGCGCTCGTCTAGGAACGGCGATACACCTTGCGCCAGCAAAAGCATCGAGCAATAGAATGCCCAATACCACATCCCATCATGAATATACCAGTGTTCGACGAGACGCAGCCGCTTTTCGTTGACGTAAATCCACTTGTACTCGCGATCGGCATGCGTGGTGAGATCGAAGCCGGTCTCCACCATCAGCGTCCTAAGTTCTTCCTCCTTGTCGGGAAAAAGCTCGATCGCCTCTTCTACGTCGAGCCACTTCGCGAGCCCGTGGAATCGCCCGAGCACTTGAGGCTTGATATCGCGGGGATCGTGGAAGAAATCATCCCCATACACGATTTCCATTGCCACATCGGGGTCGTCGTGATCGCCCTCGATCAGCTTCAACTCGATCCCGGCGATGCCCTCGATGCCGGCTTGCGTAGCGCATGCGCCATCCAGAAATTTCCATTGATTGCCTTCTAGCACCGACCGCACCGCTTGCGTGGCGATCTCGGCGCCGTCCGCATTCTTGGGATTGCGCGGGAAAGCTTTCGGGTCTTGCCTCAACCGCGTCACAAGGCCGGCGACGCTATCGATCTTTCGGTTGATCTGGTTATCGGTGATGATGGGCTGGCGGCGCTTGCGGAGAATTTCGATTTCTTCGGGACTCCATTGAGCTCCATGGTACATGTGGCGCGACTGCTTGGCCTCCTCGTACTCTTGAACACATGCAGTCAGATAATCAATATATTGTTGCCTAAGCCTGCTTACCGGCCAGAAGCCGTCGTCTCCCCCGGAAAAATCGAAATCATCCGGCGCGTTCGTCGACCAGTAGCCGAGCGTCCCGTCACGCGAGACAAAATTGGAGCCTTTAGACGGGAGGGGCATTAATGCAAGTCCATCAAAGCACGAGAATCGGGATGATCAGCTCCAATACGCACCGCCTCACCATGTTCTTGCGTCACAGGCTCTAGCGCCCTCGCCTCTTCAAGCCGCGCATAAGCCCCCACGATGATCGAACACCACACGAGGCCCGTAACGGCAACCGCGAGCCAATTGGCTTGAACGTCACTCATCGAACGTTCTGCGCCGAATCAGATAATCCGTCCTAAGCCACTCTTCCTGTCGCCGCTCGCGCCAGCCTTCCAGCACGGTCCGCAGCTCACCCGGGTCCGAGTATCCGTCCGCCATCATCTTGTCGACAATGACGGCGCCGAACTCATGGACGAGG